GGACAGTCCATCATCACCAGCGTAGATGCCGAGTGATTGAAAGGCGCTTGCTTTTGACAGGCCCTGTCGCCTGTATGCTACGTATTGTAGAAAGGCGTTCAACAGTGTGTTGAAGTTGGATGTGTCAGGGCTGCCGGACAGGCGTGAGCAGAGGGTTTCGAAGAAGATGCCGAAGCGGGTTCTAGCCTCTGCTGTGTTTTGAGATTTGTGCAACTTCCTTAGCTGTTCATGGTAGCCTGGGTGGAAGAAAGCCAGAAGGAAGAGGAGCTCAAATTCCCTCACTCCTGGTGAAGTTCGGCCATCCATCCTGGAATAGTCTGTGCAGACAATGGTGATGGCCTCGGCGCATATCTCGGCGACTCTGGTTGCGATGTCGGCAGGTGACTTGCCAAACGCGTACCAGTCTTGTGATTTCAGCCACGCCGCAACAACATACATGAATCGCGAGTAGGACAGCTTGAATGCAGGGTCCACTATTGTGATGTTGCGGGGGTCGACGGCCTTTTCTGGCCCGTACGACTCGGCTTTGATGAAGCAGTCCACCTTGAGTGGGCCTTTGGTATCGGGTAGGAACTTGGCGTCCTCCAATATGGCTTGTTGAGTGGGTCGTTTTTTCTCGGCACTCACTTCGTCGAAGTCGACTGGGTGCGCTCCGCCCTCCAGGTTCAGCATGCTGATGAATTCTTTTGCGTAGGTGACTCCCCGATTGTCCAGGTGGGTGTCTGATCGTACGTCAATGATCCGTTTCTGTACGGTTCTCTCATCGTTGCCTTTGCTGTCCACTGGGAACGTCCCTGGGTGTAGCAGGGGGTTCATGAATGGGACGAGGCGCTCCTTGGGATCCAGTGCCAATCCACCATCCTTCTGCACATAGTTTATCGTGCGGGACTTTGTGGTGGTGCCTGTGTAGACTCTGGTTCCCGGTCTGTCCAGTTCATTAACATAGGACGTCAAAATGAACTGCTCCTGTTTGTCGGAATCCGGGACGACGGTTTTCACATACGGCGCGCTCATAGCACCCTTCTTGGATTGAAGAGCGATCTCTTTCAGAGCATCGATCTCGTCAACGGGGCCTGTGGCACATGTGTATTTTCCAACCCGCGCAACGGACCTCTCCAGTCCGTCCACGCTTTGTACGTCCAATACAACCCAGCCGTCCACTACGGGCTTAAATTGT